AACTATCGTAAAGAACATGGTATTCTGAAAAATGATTTTAACTGGGGTGATATTCCTTTTGACATCATGAAACTCTACGCAGGTATGGATGCTGCGTGTACCTTCTTACTTTACGAGAAGTTTGTAAAAATTAAGCAAAACAAGCGTTTGCGTAAAGTCTACGATAATATTCTAATCCCAGGCTGTAGATTTCTTACAGATATTCAGGACAATGGCGTACCTTTCGATCAGGGCAGACTAGTAAAGTCTCAGTCCTTGATGCAAAACGAAATCGACGCAGCAGTAGCAGAACTTTATCAGAACCCCGCCATCGCACAGTTTGAGAAACTAAATGGAAAAGATTTTAACCCTAACAGCACTATGCAACTTCGGAGCTTACTTTTTGATTTCCTTGGTCTTAATCCAACTGGAAAGAAAACTGGTACAGGAGCAAACAGTACAGATGCAGAAGTACTTGAGATCCTCTCTGAGCAATCTGAAGTCCCAGGGCTTATTTTATCAATCCGCCAGAAGTCTAAAATTAAGAATACTTATCTGGACAAAATCATACCACAATTGGATAGGGATTCTAGACTACGTACAGGTTTTAATCTCCATAGTACAACTAGTGGTCGTCTCAGTTCTAGTGGTAAACTTAATATGCAGCAGCTTCCTAGGGACAACCCTATTGTAAAAGGTTGTATCAAAGCAGCTCCGGGGCATAAGATTGTCGCAATGGATTTGACAACTGCAGAAGTATATGTTGCCGCTATCCTAGCAAAAGATACAGCCTTGATGGACGTATTTAAGGCAGGTGGTAACTTCCACTCACAGATCGCAAAGCGAGTGTTTAAGCTACCTTGCGAGGCTTCTGAAGTAGCAGAGCTATACGGAACTAAGAGACAGGCTGCTAAAGCTGTAACCTTCGGTATTATGTATGGTGCTGGGCCAAAGAAGATTAGTGAACAAGTTACAAAAGATTCGGGCAGTTACTTTAGCCCACAAGAAGCTACTGAGGTTATCAATGATTACTTCGAGGAGTTCCATAAACTAAAAAGCTGGATCGAGGACAACCAGAAGTTCATCAAACAGAATGGCTTCATTTATAGTTTCTTCGGTCGCAAAAGGAGATTACCAAATGTCGCCTCTACAGATTCGGGTATCCAAAGTCATAGCATTAGGTCTGGTCTTAACTTTCTGGTGCAGTCTGCTGCTTCTGATATTAACCTCTTAGGTGCTATTGATATGGGTGAGTGGATTAAAGCAAAAGGTAAGAAAGCACGTATCTTTGCCCTAGTACACGATTCCATTCTCGCAGAAGTGCCAGATGAAGAAGTTGATGAGTACATGGAGCAGTTAGCTAAGTTCATTCAAATGGATAGAGGTATATCTATCCCAGGCGTACCAGTAGGCTGTGACTTCGAGATTATTCACGAAGATTATTCAGGCGGCAAGTTCGAGAAGATGTATGGTTCTGACATATAGAGATATAGACAAGATACAGTTTCCAGTCTATAAGATTGAGTCTGGGGACTGGACTCGTGCTGACGGGTTGTTGTTTATCAATGACCAGTTAGTGGACGACACCAATATGGATGGTGAGACACTTGGTATTCGCAGAATGCAGACTACCTTTAGGGATAAGTATGTATTAAAACGAGCTATCATGTCTCATAATGGTATCTTGAAGCAGAGTAACCCTTACTTTATTGATTCGAAGGGTGTGCCTTTTGCATACCAGAAAACACTGATGTGTAAACTAAAGTATATGAAAATTACAGATGTAGTGCCGAAAGAAACTGCATCTATAATACGAGTAAAGGGTGTAAGAACACCTTTTACCGTACCACGACCTCCCGCTGCTGGTATGGAGTGGGCGGGTATCTTGCATCTACATGGACTTCCGTGGATGCTTTACGAGTATTCAGAAACGAAACTCAAAGACACTAGAAGAAAAGTATAATATGGCTAAGAAACGAAGGACTCTTGCAGGAGCAAGTCTTGAGCTACACGAAATTGAACCACTAACCCGTAACCAAGTTAAAGCATTCGAATCAAATAAACATTTGATTTTGCATGGTTTAGCCGGTACAGGAAAGACTTTCATTTCGAGCTACCTTGCCTTTGATGATATGTCTAAAGGTATTTACGAAAAACTAGTAATTATTCGTAGTGCTGTCCCTACTCGTGATATTGGTTTCCTCCCAGGTAACGAGAAAGAAAAAGGGTCTGTATACGAAGAACCCTACAAGGACATTGCTAACGAATTGTTCCAGAGAGGCGATGCTTATGGCATCATGAAGCAGAAAAACATAGTAGAATTTATGACTACCTCTTATATACGAGGAATTACACTCAAAGATGCAGTTATTTTGATTGATGAGTGTCAAAATATGTCATTTCATGAACTAGACTCAATTATTACTCGAATGGGTAGAAATTGTAGAGTTATTTTCTGTGGTGACTTCCGCCAAGCGGATTTAAAGCAGAACCAAAGCGGAATGAAAGACTTTATGCAGGTATTAAAACGTATGGAACTGTTCGACTTTATTGACTTTCAAGTAGAAGATATTGTGCGTTCAGATTTCGTTAAATCATACATCATTGCTAAGAATGAGCTAGAGCTATAATATGAAAGCAGTCGTTAGTAACAGAATATACATGGAATGCACCGCCGAATTGCAAAAGCAAATCGACGATGAGCTTACTTATGCTATTCCTACGCACAACCCACTTGATCCTCCTCAGATGATCAAGAATATGGGACTAATTCGTAACGGGTTGATTTCTATGCCGATTGGACGCATGGATTTGATCCCAGATCACTATGAAATAGTCGATAAGCGTATTGAGAAGCCAGTAGAGTTTCCTGAGTTCAAGTTTGACTTGCGACCTAGCCAGAAAGCCGTATATGATGAGATCGAAGATAATGCTATAGTCAACGCGTGGGTCAGTTGGGGAAAGACTTTTACAGGTCTTGCAATTGCAGGTAAGTTAGGTCAAAAAACACTTGTAGTTACCCATACTGTCTCACTGCGTAATCAGTGGGCAAAAGAAGTAAAGAAAGTCTATGGAATTGAACCTGGCATCATAGGTAGCGGACAGTTTAATCTTGATGCTCCTATCGTTATCGGGAATACACAGACTTTGTACCGTAATATTGATAAGATTCGTAAAGAGTTTGGCACTATCATACTCGATGAGATGCACCACGTTAGTAGTCCGACCTTTTCTAAGATTCTCGACACAAATTATTGTCGATACAAGATAGGATTGTCAGGAACTATCGAAAGAAAAGACGGAAAGCACGTAGTTTTTAGAGATTATTTTGGTAGTAAGCTATTCAAGCCACCAAAAGAGAACTATATGACACCAAGTATCCATCTAGTTCATTCTGAGATACGATTCATGGACGGTGCTAAGATACCTTGGGCTAACAGAGTGACAAAGTTAGCAAATGATGAGGAATATCGGCATACAATATCAATGTTAGCCGCAGGATATGCTGCCAAAGGACATAAAGTCCTTGTAGTAAGCGATCGAGTTGGGTTTCTTAAGACCTGCGCCGAGCTGACAGGTGAAAAAGCCGTATGTGTTACAGGTGAGGTATCGCATGAGGAAAGAGAGAAGCTAGTAGACAGAATTCTCTACGGGGACGCTAATGTTCTCTACGGAACGCAGGCAATTTTCTCGGAAGGTATATCTGTTGATAACCTCAGCTGCCTGATATTGGGTACACCTGTAAACAATGAGCCCCTACTTACGCAGTTAGTAGGTCGGGTAATACGAAAGAAAGAAGGGAAGATTGATCCAGTAGTTGTGGACATCCACCTACGAGGTAAGACTGCGCAAAGGCAAGCCTCGAATAGGGTAGGATTTTACATGAAACAGGATTGGTCGATGAAGTACCTTTAAAAAAATAGTTCTTGACAACTTACTTAAAAGAGAGTATAATACGTGTTCTTATTTAGCTGGGAAAGAGTTTTTGACGAAGCGGAAGGCAGTCCGCTTGAATGTTGCCGTATCATGGAAATGCTTATACAGAAGCAAATACCGAAAAACAAATACGATCCAATATTCAAGTACTCGAACAAGTCCTTCAATGGTACAAGTTTCTTGCTTCATGCAGATGTCATGGCACTGAACGCTTATAAGTACAGCCACAGAGATGTGGCAATATATTACGCCCTCGCTGCGATTCGTAGCATGGCGGATTACATAGCAACACAACAAACCACACTAGATCTACTACATTGTCCTGTAGATTTAGATTTAATCGAAGACAACAGCCTACTTCGTATACAGGGTGATAAGATTCACTTTCTATATGAAGAAGTCAATTTGGAGAATACACACTAATGGCAATTTCATTCAATCAGCAGAAAGGTTCTGCACAAAAATCATCAATCAACACTTTCCAGTACAAAGACGGCGATAACAAAATGCGTATCGTTGGCGACATCCTTGCTCGCTACGTTTATTGGATTGAGGGTGAGAACGGCAAAAACATTCCTTTGGAGTGCTTATCATTTGATCGCAATGCCGAGCGATTCAACAACAAAGAACAAGACTGGGTTCGTGAATACTTCCCAGACCTCAAGTGTGGCTGGAGCTACGCTTGTCAAGCTATCGACCCTAACGATGGCAAACTGAAAGTAGTAAACCTGAAGAAAAAATTATGGGAGCAAGTAATTACAGCTGCTGAAGATCTTGGCGATCCAACTGACCTAGAGTCTGGTTGGGACATCTGCTTCAAGCGTGTAAAGACTGGCCCACTGCCTTACAATGTTGAGTACCAGCTACAGGCATTGAAGTGCAAGCCTCGCGCTCTGACAGAAGACGAGTTGGCAACTGTTGCTGACATCAAGTCTATGGACGATGTTATGCCTCGCCCAACAGCAGACGCACAGAAGGAACTGCTAGATCGCCTACGCAATGCAGGCGCGGAAACTGATGATGAAGCACTCGAAGCTGAGTTCAACATCGGATGATTTTATACACAGCAGATTGGCACATAAAGCTGGGACAGAAGAACGTCCCAGTATCGTGGGCTTTAAACCGCTATAATCTATTCTTTGAGCAAGTGTATGAACTTGAGAAAGAGTGCAATATGCACATTATAGGTGGTGATCTGTTTGATAGACTGCCAAATATGGAAGAGTTGGAACTTTACTTCAAGTTTATTCGTGGAGTAAAGATTCCAACCGTTATCTACGATGGAAACCATGAGGCTACAAAGAAGTACAAAACCTTCTTTACACAGCTAAAGCAAGTATCTAGAGATATTAACCCTCTGATACACATTGTAGACATCTCTTACGTTGACGAGGATCTAGGTTATGGTATCTTGCCTTACACAGATCTTCATCGTAAGGGTAGCATCGAGCAGTTTAATACAAGTCAACCTCTGTTTACTCATGTTCGTGGAGAAATACCTCCACACGTTAAGCCAGAAGTAGATTTAGACAGGTTCGAAGACTTTCCTGTAGTATTTTCCGGAGATTTACACTCCCATAGTAACAGTCAGCGTAACATTGTATATCCTGGTAGTCCTATGACTACTTCTTTTCATAGAAGTATAGTTAAAACAGGCTACTTGCTTATCAATGAACAGGACTGGAGCTGGATGTGGGAAGAGTTTAGACTACCGCAGTTATTGAGAAAGACAGTATCAGATCAATCCGATATGATACCGACTGACTATCACCACACGATCTACGAAGTAGAAGGCGATATTCAAGAACTGGCCGGGGTTAAGAACTCAGATCTTCTAGATAAGAAAGTGGTAAAACGAAAGTCCGAGGCAAGCCTGATTATAGATAAGGATATGTCGATACAAGAAGAGTTAGCAGAGTATCTGACATATATTTTAGAATTACCAGAAAGTTCAATACCAGAGATATTAGGAACATACAATGATTACGCTTCAAAAGTTGAGATGGGATAATTGCTTTAGTTACGGTTCTGGTAACGAGTTAGACTTGGATGATGGTGCAGTAACACAGATTATTGGTACTAACGGAATGGGCAAGTCGTCTATTCCGTTAATCATCGAAGAAGCTCTCTACAACAAGAACTCAAAAGGAATTAAAAAGGTTGATATTCCGAACAGACATATCAACGACGGATACAACATATCTCTTACTTTCACTAAAGATGGTTCGACATATGAGATCACTATCAAACGTAAGTCTAGTATCAAAGTAAAACTAGAAAAAGATGGTGAAGATATTAGTAGTCATACGGCTACTAACACATACAAGACTATTCAGGGTATTATTGGAATAGACTTCAAAACATTCTCGCAGCTGGTATATCAAAACACTAATGCGAGCCTGCAGTTTCTTACAGCAACAGATGCCAATCGTAAGAAGTTCTTAATCGACCTTCTTCAGTTAGAGCATTATGTAGA